CACACTATTATCGTCATAGCTTCTGGATTGGTCGCGCGGAGAAACTAAAGTTGCCACTTCCGAGTTATCAGGAACTAGAAAAACGGGCGGAACTTGCCGTGATCGCCGATGCCGCGCAATGATGGATCGACGCAGAAAGCAACCGCACTCTGATGAACCACCGCTCCACCACTGACCACCTCGCCCGCCGCTCCCGCATCGTCACCCAAGCCGCCTCCCGCTGGACCGGCCAGGACTACATCGAATACGACGATCCCGATGTTGCCAAGGCTATCATTAGTGCTGCTGACGCGACATTCCGCGAGAACATCAACGATCTCGACTGGGAAGCCGCAACGCTTCGGTATCTGGGCTATAAAGGGCCGACACTCTGAATTATCCGGTTGCCACACACAAATTCTGAGAGATACTAGATGTTGAAAACCCTCGTTTGGCCTGAAAAAAGCTATCAGTCGCTTGATCGAGGCATTCGATTTGCTGTGCGCGTTCTTCACGCGGCGGGGTTTGAAACTTGCCAGTCGTGTCAGGGCGGTAAAGGGCATGCCTACAGTGAGCCTACGGTTGATCTGAGGGCGGAAGCTGACGACGCCCGTGGTTTTGGAGCACTCGCGGCACTGCGAACCTACGGGCTTCCCATTGCGGAAGTAGCAATCGTCTGGCCTGTACAGAACGGTTTTCCCTACGAGAAACTCTGGCGCGTCACATTCAGCAAAACGATGGAAGACCGCGCCGACGAAAAGCCACGTTTTGTTTTCGGATATTTCCCGACATGACCACAACATCTAGGGGCATTGCATCTATTGCAGGGAGAAGGCCGGAATGAACGCGCCTTTTCTGCTGCCCGGCTGCGAACTGATAGAGAGCGAGGCAACAGCGGCGCTCGAGCAGCTGGCCGCGAGTTCGGTCGACATGGTCTATTGCGATCCGCCGTTCGGCAACGAGCAGATTTGGACCGGACGGCGCGGTCAATTCAGCGATAAATGGAAGCCGTCGGAAGCAAGCATCAACGGCTGGCGGCATCTCAGGGCGCACACGCCGGCGGCAGAAGTCGTCGAGCTGGCGTGTAGTGACGGCAAGCAGCGCGCCTACCTCGGCGTCATCGCCGGAATAGTTCTCGGCGTCCACCGCGTGCTCCGTCCGACCGGGACTCTTTGGCTGCATTTCGACGACACGATGGGCGCGCATCTGCGCTTATTGTGCGATGTGATTTTCGGACCGGACATGGCGCTCGGCACGCTCGTTTGGAAACGAATGAGCGGAGGCAAGAATACAAAAAGAGGTTTCGGCCGCGTGCATGATACGATCGCCTGCTATGGCCGCAGCCGAGCGGCGCGTTGGCGGCTCTGGCGCCTTGGAACAATCGGCGGCGATCCGCTCGATCCGAATTGGTGCTGGCGTTTTGATGATTTTGCCTCGGCCGAGCCGCTCAATTCTTTCGATAGCGAACGCGCAGGCTATCCGACGCAAAAACCTATCGCGCTGCTGGAAGAATTGATCCGCGCCGCGACCTTGCCCGGTGACCTGATCCTCGATCCGACATGCGGCAGCGGAACGACTGTCGTTGCCGCAGCGAAAAATTCTCGACGCGCGATCGGCATTGATCTTTCGCCCGATGCGATCCGGCTGGCACGCGAGCGGTTGAGTATTCCGGCAAGCGATGACGTATCATCTCATGGTGCCCGGAGAAGAAGAAGCTGTAGCGGCAGTTGCTAGAGCGGCATTTGAGGACGATCCGCTTCTCAATGAAGAAATCGATCTCGCCCTTCGAGAGGGGCCTTGGCCATACGCCCTACGCCACTGCAAATTATCCAATAACAATGCCATTGTTATGATATGGCGTGTTTTAGCTGGGCTGGCGTCTTGGAACCGGGCGGATGCTAGCTCATAGCGCGGTCTGGGCTTCATTTTTGCGACCGATTTATTGATCCAAAAAGTGAAGCTGGCGGCCCTACACCGCCCGGAAACGCTGCCGCCCCAGGTGCTTCGCGGCGGCTTTTGTCAGGAACCATTAACCCTCGCCTGCGATTCTCCGGTCGGGGAGAACCGACATGGTCACCGTCACCAGCCGGCGGGCACCGGCCAAAGGCAAGGAAGCCGCGACGCGCCGCGATCACGCCGAGGAGCTGCTCGCCATCAACCGCCGCCTCAGCGCCGATTTCAGCCGCATCGGCGTTTACGATCTTCGCAGCGGCAAAGATCAGCATCTCATGCAACTGTTGCTAACCCACGAACCACAAGCTGTAGGGCTGTCTGTCTAAACCGGATAAGCATATATGAAATCAATGGTTTAACAAAAAAGTTTCCAAAATTAAGTTTCATAAACTATTTTCAAGGCATGTCAGACGATCTCCCATCGCCACCAGAAGGCCCCGCAATCGCGCAGAAAACGCCGCTGGAAGGCGGAACCAACATCGCCGGTAGTGAGCCCCCTCCCATCAAATTAACGAAAGACGGGCATCCGCAGAAGAAACGCGGGCCACCCAAGGGCAAAGGCGGCCGCAAGCCCGGCATCAAGAACAAGAAGACGCTCGAGATCGAGAGATTAAAGCGAGTTGCCCGGGAGGCGGCGGCCGCGGCGGTGGCGAAGGACGCGGCGATCGAGGCCTTGGAACGCAAGGGCATGCCGGATTCGAGGCGGGCCAAGAAGGTATTGGAAAACTTCATGGAATTGTTCGCGGGGATGGCGGCGGTGTCTCAGCCGCTCCCTCCGGGGATGACCGTGCCGCCGCCGGGTCGGAAGCCGGACGACGCGAAATTCGACAAGTACGCCGCGCTGGCGGTCGATGCCGCCAAGGCGTTGGCACCGTTCCAGGATCCCCGCTATTCGGCCGTTATCGTCGGGGCGACCGTGGTGACGAAGATCAAGGTGGAAGGCGGAATGCCTGATGATTTTAAGCCTTCAGTGGAGCTAGAGGGCGCGGCGTTGCCGGCGCTGACGGTGATCACGGCCGAGGATGATCCGCCAGAAGGCGAAGAATCAGCGCCGTTGCCGCCGCCGAGAGCCGCGGCGAGCTAGACACCGTGCCAAAAGTATGCCTTTAAGTATGTCATGGACGCAGTGAAATGCAGGACGTGCGGCGAACGGCATCGCATCGGGCCGTGCCCCAAATTCATGGGAACGCCGAACAAACCAACGAAGCATTCTGGCGGTATGATCGGAGTAGCCAAGGCCACTATTACGGCGGTGAAGATCTTGACTGGCATAACGTCCAAGCCGCCAAAGAAACGGAAAGGTCCGCCAAAGGGAACTGGTGGCCGTCCGCGGCGCGGAAGCGAACAGGAAACGATCACGCAACGCAAGCCGTGGGTTGCCCAAGGTATTTCGGAGCGAACCTGGTGGCGTCGAAAGGCGGAGAGCAAAACATGACAATACGCGCCAAGTTAATTGCAGACACCGTCGCCGACATCATCAAAAAAGCGCAAATCGTCGCGGCAAAAGCGTCAGAACGGCCTCACAAGAGAATCGGTGCAATGATCAGAAAAATCAGGCACTTACCTGCGACAACGCGGCCTAAGAGAATCAGTCCTTTGCAAGGGTCGCTTGATCTCCGAGTCGACCGGCAAAAGGAAATTCATGGTATCGGCATGGGTGTCAATGCCAGAGAGGCGCGCAGCGCATGAGCCGAGCAGATGACGATCGCACATTGCTTGAAAACCTTTCTGAGCGAGAAGCCAAGATCGCGGGCGCTGCGAGCCGACTAGCTTTTTACCGCGCCGGCGATTGGCTGAGTCAGAAACAGGAGAAGTCAGAGCAGTTCCCTGGCGCAGATTATGGTGCTGCCAAGGCTCGCGCTGCCGCCTATCAGAATGCCGCGCAAGAGATCTACGGATGGGCAATCGCGTATGAGTGAAGAGAAACCTGCCATCGTCTGCGTCGCCCAGCAGCTCGCCACAGGTTGGGCAGGTTGGGAGTGCGAACGGTGCGGCCTCGCTTGGGATGACGGCGACAAGGCGCCAGCTTGCCTGCCAATGACTGCTGCGATTTCCCGGCCGACCGTTTCATTTGGGACAACACTACCCAAAAAGTAGGATCGTAATAGACGATGTCCGACGCCACACTTCTCGATCTGCCGCCGCAGAACTCCGAGACGGCGGTCGTCAATCTCCCGACGTTCTTCCCGGCCCAAGCGAAACTTCGCTGGCTGATGTCGCAGTGCCGGTTCGTGGTCGCCCGCTGTGGTCGGCGATGGGGCAAGAACGTCGTCGGCGAGACGGTCGCCAGCGATGATGCCGCGCACGGCCTGCGGGTCGGCTGGTTCGCCCCGGAGAATAAGCGGCTCTCCGAGAGCTACAACGTCATCGTCGAGGCGCTGGATCCGATCAAGAAACGATCCGACAAGACCCACGGCATGATCGAGACCATCACCGGAGGCCGCGTCGAGTTCTGGTCGATGGAGGACGAGAACGCCGGCCGGTCCCGGAAATACCATCGCGTCATCGGCGACGAAATCGCATTCACCAAGCCGAAGTCGATCGACATCTGGACGAAATCGATCAAACCGACGCTTCTCGATTACGGCGGCCGCGCGCTGATGATGTCGAACACAAACGGCATCGATCCTGACAACATGTTGTTTGCGCTATGCAATGAGGCGAGATACGGCTTTGTTCAATTTCATGCCCCGACACGATCAAATCCGTATCTTCCCCGCGCCGAGGTCGAGGCATTACAACGAGACAATCTCCCGCTCGTTTATGAGCAAGAATTTCTTGCTGAATTTGTGGATTGGTCAGGGTCGGCTTTTTTCACGCGCGACAGCTTGCTTGTGAATGGTCAGCCCGTAGATTATCCCGTTCGCTGCGAAGCTGTGTTCGCCGTTATCGACACGGCCGTAAAGACCGGGAAGGAAAACGATGGAACGGCGGTGGTCTATTACGCGCTCCTCCGAAACGTTATTCGGTCGGTCTCCGCTGAAGGCGTTGTTGGCCCGCAATACAATCTCATCATCCTCGATTGGGATATTCAGCAGATCGAAGGCGCGCTATTGGAGACTTGGCTCCCGACTGTCTTCCAGCATCTGCAACATTTCGCGCAAACTTGCCATGCTCGCATGGGCTCTCTCGGTTCAATGATCGAGGATAAAGCGACGGGCATGGTCCTGATTCAACAGGCCATGCGGCGCGGCTGGCCAGCGCATGCGATCGATTCTAAGCTGACAGCTCTAGGCAAGGACGAGCGCGCAATCTCTGTCTCTGGATACGTCTATCGCGGCTTCGTCAAGATCAGCCGCCACGCCTATGACAAAACGACGATTTACAAAGGCACAACCAGGAATCATCTCTTAGGGGAAGTCGTTGGCTTCCGAGTAGGCGACAAGACGCCGACTCGGTCCGACGACTTGCTTTGACTGCTTCTGTTATGGCGTGGCGATTGCCCTTGGTAACGCAAAGGGATTCTGAGATGCCGGTGGAATGGTGGATCGTGCTCGGTATCGCTGTAGCAATGATTCCTATCTATGCGCTACTTTGGCGTCTATAAACAACGCGAAAGGGTTCTGAAATGCAAATCGGACACATTGCCGGTGCCACGCGCGTCCAGCCTGCCGTTACGATGGTGGCGCATCGCTCACTTTGCTGGCGCTAAACAGAGAGAACGACGATGAGCGACGATCTCGAACTAATTGCGTTAACTTTATATTTGCTTATAGGTTTATTTCTACAAACGATGGACCTTATCACCAAGAGATTTTCGCATTTCCGCAAAAGTTGGCACGAAGGAATTATAGATTCGTTTTTAGGAATTTCTCTTTGGCCTTGGTTTTTCATCTATGGTTTAAGCTGTTTTATTAAGGAGAGGCGACGATGAACGAATTTCGATTCCATCCGAACTTAGCAGCAAAAGAAGAACTCCTATGACGGAAGACGAAAAGCCACGCGATTCAATCGCCGATTTTGACCAACGCGCCAACGGTCAGCTCGGCGGTCCCGCGATCGAAGGCAAAGTCAACAAGCTCCGCGAGGCGCTCGCCGAACCAGTCCCGGAAGGCAACGACGCGCCGATGGACAAGGTCAAGGCGATGCTCGACCCGCAGGTGCAACAGGTCATCGGGATCGTACTGCGCGGTCTCCTGGTCTCGGGACCGGGCATCCCGCCGAGTTTGCTTTTCATGTCGGTTGCCCGCGTCGCCGGTGGTCTAATGTCGGATGCGCTCCAAGGCGATATCATCCCGGTTCTCAGACTCAGAGCCGACATGAAGAAGGCGTTCGCCGAGGGCGTCGATTCGGTGAAGCCGAGACCGGCCGAGAAGCAGCCGCCGCGCGGACCGTTAGTGATGGGAATGCCAGCACCGCCGCCGCGGCGGGGCTAGGGCTGGTCTACCTGACCGCGATGATCCGCCTCACCCAAATCGACGGCAAGCTGCCGAATCTGGCACTGATGAAGATTGCTCGCCACCACCGCGACCGGGGCGATGCTATCGTGTTCACCAAGCACGTCAGACGCGACATGCTGGAAGGCAACTATCCGGCCCTACCCGATGGTCTATGGCGATCGCAACCGCACGCTGCCGCTTGGCGGTCACAACGGGCGGCTTGATCGCCGCACGCTGTCTGAGTTCCAGCGGTGGGCAATCCGCAAGGCATATACTTTCATTCCGTTTGAGCACTATGATGTGAACGCAAAAGGTCATGCCGTGACAGCGCAGACCGAAATGTTCGCGCAGTGACAAAATCTGATCGGCCCGCAGGGGATGAACCCCGCGCGAAGATCGGCTAAGGTGCTGTCCGGCGGGAATCGCTCGGAGGGGACGGCGTTGGCAGAGATCACGGTCGGCTCAAGCCTCGGAAACGCCTTAACTGAACTGCTCGAGGCCGAAGACATTGTCCCCGGCGAACAGCCCAGTTACGCCCTTTGCAAAAGCATATTTTTGGCGCATCCGCTCGGCGCGAAGTTGGCCGAACTGCCGATCATCATGGCGCAGTGCCAGAAGCGCGAGATCAGTATTCCCGACAGTCCGGAGGACGACGTCCGGGAGCGGTTCGTCCAGCAATGGGAGGAGGACGGTTTCGACGAGGTTATTTTCAACGTCAAGTCGCTTTCCCGGGTCTACGGCATCGCGTCGGTCGCGCTGGTCTCGGAAAAGCTACCGCCATCTGAACCGCTCGATTTCGACAAGATCGCCGACCTGCCGATCGCGTTCTCGGTTTTCGACCCGCTCAACACGGCGGGCTCGCTCGTTCTCAACCAGAATCCAAACGCCATCGACTTCATGAAAGTGACGACGATCGCCGTCTCCGGCCAGATCTATCATCGGAGCCGGGCGGTCACGGTGATGAACGAGCGGCCGATCTACATCGCCTATACGACTTCGGCGTTCGGCTTCGTCGGCCGGTCGGTCTACCAACGCATCCTCTTTCCGCTGAAATCGTTCGTTCAGTCGATGATCACGGACGATCTGGTGACGAAGAAGGCGGGCGTCTTCATCTTCAAGCTATCGGTCGCCGGCGCCATCATCGACAACATCATGCAGGGAATGGCCGCGCTGAAGCGGTGGTTCCTGAAGGTATCGACCAACGGCAACGTGATCTCGATCGGGACCGAGGAGGAGGTCGAGACGCTGAACATGCAGAACATCGACAAGGCGATGACCACGGCGCGGCAGAACGTGCTGGAGAACATCGCGTCGGGCGCCGCCATGCCGGCGATCTTGCTGAAGGAGGAAACCTTCGCGGAGGGCTTCGGCGAGGGCACCGAGGACGCGAAGCAGGTCGCGCGCTGGGTCGACCGCATGCGCGTCGAGATGCTGCCGCTCTACGTCTACTTCAACAAGATCTGCATGCACCGGGCGTGGAACCGGCAGTTCTACGAAATCATCCAGAAGAAGTATCCGGCTTGGGCCGACGTTACCTACGAGGAGGCGTTCTACCGCTGGTCAGTGTCGTTCAAGGCGATCTGGCCGAATCTGCTTACCGAACCCGATTCGGAGAAGGTCAAGAGCGCGGACGTGAAGTTGAAGGCGATCATCGCGACCATCGAGGTCTTGATGCCCGCGCTCGATCCGGAGAACAAGGCCATCATCATCCAGTGGCTTCAAGACAACATCAACGACGACAAGTACATGTTCCAAAACCCGCTTTCCTTCGACTTCGACAAGCTGCGCGAATATGTGCCGCCGCAGCCGCTCGAGGAGCCGAAAGAACCGAGGCCGTTTGCGGCCCAGGATTCGGCGGATCGGCACCGCCGGGCGCTTGACCGTTATTCGGACGCCGCCGCTGAGTTGGTGGAGATGTTGGAAAAGCGGGAACGCCCGCGACTCGCGCCTCCGAAGCCGGGGAACGGCTCCCGCTCCAGGGTGCCGTCGTGATCCGGGGCGCGCTCGCCGGGATGGGCATCGCCATCGTGACGACGGCCTCGGTCGCCGCGCGCGACGACGGCCGCTACGCCGGAATGGACCCGAAGATGCGCCTCTGGTTCAGCCAACTCGCGAGCGGGAAGGGCTTGTGCTGCTCCTTCGCCGACGGCGTGAGCATCCAGGACGTCGACTGGGACACGCAATGCAAAGACGACCTGCTCGGGCGGAAAGAGTGCCGCTACCGCGTGCGCCTGCACGGTGAATGGGTCTACGTCCCGGAGAGCGCCCTGGTGACGGAACCGAATCGCTTCGGCCCGGCCGTGGTGTGGCCGTACATGGACGCAGATGGGGCAACGCAAATCAGATGTTTCATGCCCGGCGCACAGGGATAGCGATGTCGATCGAGGGCGCTCAGCTAAGCCGAATCCTCGACCTCGAGCGGCAGGGCTTTATCGAACGGTCGACGCACGGTAGGTTCTTGCTGACCGAGAAGGGTTGGTCGGCCCTCTCCGCCGCGGCCGAGCCGCCGCCGCGGAAGCCAACAGGGAGAATCAGCCGTGACGCCTTACGAGCAGAAGAAGCGCGCGTTCCGCGATGGGACGGTCTTTCAGCCCTCCGCCGCGGCCCACCTGTTTGAACCTTCCAGGGCGCTCCATGCCCTGTCCGGTCCCGGTGACCGCGATCGCTTCGAGCGGATGGCGAAGATGATGACGACGATCAGCCTCCGGGGCCGCATCTCGCCCGCCGCGCGCAACGCCATCATCGCCGCGGTTGATCCGAGGAAACTGCCATGCCCGCCCGCCTGAAGACCTTTCAGGAAGTCCTTGACGCTGCGGTCGAGGACATTTTGCAGCATGGCTTTGATTCGGGGGAACGAATCGCGAAGTGGACGCGCGAACTCCGGATCGCGGCCGAGGCCTCGATGATCTCGGCGGTGGCGCTGGAGCAGCAGCTCCGGGAAGGATTGGCGACGATCTACCGGCGTCTCGTCGAGCGCGGCGGGATCGCAAAATATCACCAAGGCGTCGAGCGGTTCACGCTGGAGAAGGTGCGACCTCAACTCCGTGCCGAACTCGACCGGCGGATCGTCGCCTCGTCCGATCTCATCAAGCTCAACCGGGCCGAATCGATCGAGAAGACGCTGCGGCGATTCCAGGGTTGGTCGACGTCGATTCCGCCCGGCGGGGTTTCGGCAGAGGGAAGGCGCGAGGTCAAGCAAAACGTTAAGAAGGCGCTTGCCTCGCTGCCGTATGAAGAACGCCGCGTTGTGATCGATCAATCGGCTAAACTCATCGCCTCAATCAACGATCTCGTTGCCACGGACGGGGGAGCGATAGCGGGAATGTGGCGAAGTATGTGGCGTCAGGCAGGCTATGACGCGAGGCCTGAGCATAAAGCGCGCGACGAGCAAATCTATCTTGTCCGCGATTCGTGGGCGCATCGTGCCGGTTTGGTCAAGAAGAATAGTCGACCTTTCGTCGACGAAATCGAAGCACCGGCGCAACTTCCCTTCTGCTTCCCTGGCGACTCACAGATACCATTCGCTGATAATGTGGAAAAAGCGTATCGGCGTTGGTACAGCGGTGACTTGACCACGATCATTACGGCCTCTGGCAAAACGCTCCGAGCTACACCTAATCACCCAATTCTTACTTCTCATGGATGGGTCCAGATTGGCGCGCTCAATGAAGGCGACGATATGATCGAGATTAGCGATAACATCGTCCGTTCGGTCAACTCGGAAACGAACCAAAATAAGACAGTAACCTGCATTGCAGAGATATTTGCTACGCTCAATAAATTCGGGGTCATTGAGAGGATTGGAGTCTCGTGTAAGCAATTCCACGGCGATGTAACCGCAAGCGATGTCGATGTTGTAGGGACCGCATGGCCATTGAGATTCGGTTTTAATCCCATGCGCCTGCAGGGCTTGCATCACTTCTCGTTCTCCGTAGCCGACCTCTGTCGAACGGCGGCGGGCGCGGTTAAGTTTTTCCTCCAAACTAGCTTTAGCGCCGGTGCGCGCTTTATGTGCTGCCTCAACCAATTTGCGCCGACCATCTTCGCCTTCGCGGGCCATACGGATCAAGTTTGCTTCGGAGCCATTCCGCAGAGGAATATTGAGATGGTGGGCAAGCGCACCGCGCGAAACACACAATCGTTTGGACAAACTCAAGAGACTTTCCCCTTCGAGGTACGAGCGACGCTCATCATCAAGATCGAACGGCGGCAATGGTCTGGGCATGTCTATAATCTCCAAACCGAATCAGGCTGGTTTGTTGCCGATGGCATTATCGTCCATAATTGCCGTTGTTCCTACAGATTTTTATACGCGCTCCGGGATTTGCCAGACGACATGCTCACGGCGAAGGGCAAGGCGTGGCTCGCGAATGCGCGCATAGTCTCTGCGGCCCGGGCGGATGATGCGGCGAGCGGGCTCGACCTCGTCCACTCAGAGATCTTCCGCAAGGCGCTGCGGCGCGACGCGCTCGGATATTTCGTCGGGGTGACCGATGTTCGCTTCGTGGATGATCGCGACGCTTGGCACGCTTCCTACGAATCGGACGATGACAGCGTCGAAATCCAGCGGAAATTCGATCAACTCCCGGCGATGGACCGCGTCCAAATCCTCCTTCATGAGGCCGGCCACCGCGGGCAGGAGATCGACCCTGGGACCTACGCCGAGTTCAAGCGTCGGCACCTGAACAAGATCGGTTCGTTCCTCGAGATGGCGAACCGGATACATCTCGATGATCTCCGCCGCCGCGGTAAGGTCGATAGCGTCGCTTCGGAAGTCTTCGCGGAAAGCTATGCGCGATTCATGCTGAAGCTGCCGCTCCCGGCCGAACTGGCGCAATTCTGGGAGGAGCGGATGACGATTCGGCCAGCGGTCGGGATCGAAGCGGAGCGACGACGACTGATGCGGCGTCTCGAAGCCATAGGATAGACTTTAGATAAAGATTTCTCTATACTCGCGCTCTAAAGACCAGTCTGAGGAACAAATGAACGCAAGGGGCGACTGGATACAGACGGCGCTAGGCGGCCAGTTTTGGCCGATTGATCCTCGGTCGAGCGAGATCGAACCGCAGGATGTCGCCCATGCCTTATCGCTTCTTTGTCGCTTCGGTGGTCACTGTCTCAGGTTCTACAGCGTGGCAGAACATTCCGTATTGTTGGCGCGCAAGGTATCAGCCGAGAATAGGCTTTGGGCGCTCCTGCATGACGCCAGCGAGGCATATTTGGTGGACGTGCCACGCCCGCTAAAACCGTTTCTCGTCGGCTATCGTGAAGCCGAAGAAAAAATCATGCGCGCGGTTTGTGAGCGGTTTGGTCTACTCGCAGAAATGCCAGCAGAAGTGAAGGAATTGGATACGCGCATCCTGACCGATGAGATGCAGCAGAACATGGCGCCGCCGCCCATAGCATGGAGCACAGCCGCCGAGCCTGTTGGGGTTAAGCTTCAATTCTGGTCGCCACCGAGAGCGAAGCGGGAATTTCTCGCAGAGCTTTCTCGCAGTGACAAAATCTGACTGGCTCGCTCTCCTCAACCGATTCGTGACGAATCCCGCAGACGTGCTATAGGTGGCGTGCGTCTTCTAATCCATTCCAACAGGGGAGAATCATCCTATGTCAGTCTCGCATGCGAAGGACGAAGCTCGCAAAGCTAGTCAGCTCGATCAAATCCATACTCGTTTGTTAGATTTGGCCGATACGTTCGAGAAACATGCCGCTCGACTTGAAGGTCTTACCGACAAGTTAGTTGGCGCTCCAAAGAACGCTGAAGGAAAGGCATTATTGAAGGAAGCCGGTGTTGGGGGTCTCGTCAGCGATTTAACGGATCAAGTCGATAGACTTTCCCGCCTGAGCGACCGAATCTATGAAGTCGGCTCGCGGCTCGACGGAGCAATCTAATCCGCGCTTTTGTGAATCACGCGGTTAAATGTTACAACAAGCCCCGGCTAGTACCGGGGCTTGTCATTTTCGTGGAAAGGTAAACCGTGCGCGAGCTTCGATTAACCGACGGCGAGTTGCAGAAGCTCATCGCGTCGGCGCTCCGCCGCAAGCTCGCCAAGGCCGGTTTCAAGACCGGGACGCCGAGCGACGCCAGCAGCGCCTTCTACTTCCCGCTCAATCTCCAACTTTGCGGCGACGTTTCCGTGGTCCGCTACGAAGACGGAACCTGGGTTTTCACACAGGACGACGCCGTGATCGCCGACCGCCTCGCGGAGACTTTCATCTTGCACGCCGTTGCGATCGAGACGAACGAGCGGGCGATGGGATTGGGAGGGAAGCGATGCCGTTAACAGCCAAAGGCGAGACGATCAAGGCTGCGCTCCAGAAGGAGTACGGCGCTGAGAAGGGTGAGCGCGTTCTCTACGCGGGGAAGAACAAGGGAACGTTCAAGGGCATCGACGACGATGAAGCCGGAGCTATCCTCGACGCCGTCAAGGCGATTTGCGACGGCATCACGCGGCTTCACATGCGGATGGACGCTCGCTGCGCCCACATGGACGCTTTCAACCAAGAGGAAGCGGAAAAGGCCGAGCGGCTACGCGAGAAGGCGAAAACGCTCCGGGCCGACGAAGGCGCGTGCCCGAACACAAACGAATTCGCGAAATTAGCCGACGCTGGCAAGGCAAAACGAGACATGACGCCAGAAGACTGGAAGGGCATCGAGAAGTTCATCAGCGAGGAAAAGCGCGAACCGGAGCACAAAGAGTGATCCGCGACGCTGGCATACTTTTTCTTTCCCTAAACGGCACCGCGCTTTTTCTCCGTCGAACCCAGAGCGCGCCTGATTTCCCCGGCCATTGGGATTTCCCTGGCGGCGGGCAAGATGGTGACGAATCGACCGAACAGACCGCGATCCGAGAAACCCGCGAAGAGATTGGTTTCCTGCCGGAGGGGGTGCGGTCGCTCCTGACCCGGCAGAAAGGGGCGCCCGTTGCCGACCTCAACGGTGGTGCCGGATCGGCGACCGCGGCGGTCCCTGTTACGCCGCCCGCTGCTCCGGCACCGGCTCCCCCCGCAAGCGCGATCGCGGCTGGTCCGATGGGGGCGCCGGGCGTGGACTATTCCACGTTTTTGCAAAAAGTGACGAATGAGTTCACGCCGGAACTGAACGACGAACACGATGGCTGGGCATGGGTCCCGGTCGCCTCGCCGCCGGCACCGCTTCATCCAGGCTGCTCGATCGCGCTCGAACGACTCACCATGAACGAGCTCGGCATCGCGCGCGCCATCGCCGCGAATCGGCTGACGTCTCCGCAGCGTTACGAGAACATGTGGCTGGTGGCGATCCGAATCACTGGGACCGGATACGCCTATCGGCCGAAGCTAAAGGAGTTCGTCTTCCGCGATCCGAAGATATGGCTGAACGACGAAGCCTTGGCGCGCTGTAACGGTCTCACGGTAATCTACAAGCATCCCAAGGGGCAGCTCCTGGACTCCGACGAGTTCGCCGAAAGAGTTGTGGGGAGCATCTTTCTGCCGTACATTGGCGGCGAAAAGGGCGACGAGGTCTGGGGAATCGCCAAGGTCTACGACGAAGAGGCTGGCCGAGAACTTGAAGATGGCCAGCTATCGACATCGCCGGCGGTCTACTTCCACGATCTCAGCGTCAACCAGAAGCTCACCCTGGAGAACGGAGCGAAGCTGCTGGTCGAGGGCGATCCTAGCCTTTTGGATCACGTCGCGTTGTGTTCGCGCGGCGTTTGGGATAAAGGTGACGAGATCAGTGGCGTTCGATCCGAATCGAGAGAGGACTCAGCGATGACCCCTGAAGAGGAAGCTGCCGCGAAGAAGGCCGCCGACGACGCCGCGAAGCGAGACGATAAAGCCCGAGACGACAAAGCCAGGGATGATAAGGCGCGGGATGACAAGGCTCGCGACGACAAAGCCAAAGACGACGCCGCGCGCAAAGATGCCGACGCTGGCAAGAACCTCGACGACAAGCTCTCCGAAATCTCGGGCTATCTCGGCAAGATGGCGGACGCCGTCTCGCACCTCGGCCGCCGCATGGATTCGATGGAGGAGAAGGACAAGGCTCGCGACGACGCCCGCCGCAAGGACGACGCGGCGAAGAAAGACGCCGAAGACAAGGACAAGGGCGAGGCCGAGAAGCTCGCCGCCGATAAGGCCAAGAAGGACGCCGAGGACAAGGAAAAAGAGGAAAAGGAAAAGGCCGACAAGGCGAAGAAGGATGCCGCGATGGCCGATAGCGCCGACGTCAAACGCCAACTCGACGAACTTTCCAAGCTCGTGCGCCCGCTCGCCGACGACGAGCACGCCGCGCTCGCCGACGCCTGGACCGAGGCCGACCGCGTCTACCCGTTGCTCGGCAAGCAGACGCCGCGCCCGATCCCGGGTGAGACCTCGAAGCAGTTCCGGCGCCGCACCACGCTTGATCTTCAAGTCCTCAGCCCGCGGTGGAAGGGCGTTGACCTTAAGTCGGCCGCTTTCGCCGACGATGCCGCATTCAACGTCGCTTCCGGACAGATTCTCGAGGATTCCATCGTCGCGGCGCGCGATCCCACGAACATCGGGGTCGACGTACTACGCATGGTCGAGCGGGTCGAGGGCGGCCACACCTATCGCGACTTCTACGGCCAGCCTTCGACTTGGATGAGCCAATTCGCCGGGCAGACCGGACGCGCAGCGAAGGCGCCTGGCGCGAACTTCTTCAAGCGAAACGTCACTCAGCATTAAGGTCGAGCGCCGAGCGATGGAGGTGAAAACAGGGGAACGGTCGTTGAACATCAGGAGATGAGGCCGCAATGAGCGCGAACGTCACGATTGCTCCCTATCAGACGACCGTCGGCAACGCCGGGCTTTTCAACGTTAGCTCCGTCGGACTTCGGCAGGGCACCGCCTATCCCGATCCGTCTTCACGCTGGCGGCTGCGCGGCGGCATCCTCGCCAATAGTGAGACGCTTCCGATGTGGGGCGGCGTCGGCGTCTACATGAACGTGCCGAATCGCGGCAGTGGCAATACCGGCCCCAGCACGACGCTCGGCGTCCAAATGGGGCGCGCGACCGCGCTGACGGGCGGCTCCAAGAACCTTGCCGGGTTCTCCGTCTTCGACCAGGCCTACGCGATGATCACGTCGCCGCAATCGCCAGTCCCGCTGGCCGGTTCCCTCAATCACGTCAACGCCTATGCCTTCGGTTCCCAGGCCCGCATCGCAGTCGCCTGCGACCCGATCCTCGCCGACCTCGAAGGCGGACCGATCGGTGCGTCGGTCTCTTGGGATTTCGTCAACCAACTGCTCGTGCCGTACCTCGCCGCTTACACGGTCAATTCGACGGGTAGCGCCTACAACAATACCAGCGGTATCGTTTCGCTGACGCTGACGACCGCCTACGGCGGATCGCCCGGCGATTCGATTGTCGTCTCGTCCTTGACTGGCAGCTCCATCAGCGGACAGAACGGCACCTACACGGTGCTATCGGTTTCCGGTGACGTGATCACCTATCAGGCGGCCGCATCTTTGGGTGCCACCACCATTACCGGCGGCACGGTAACGCCGGGCTCCGGCTCGGACGTCGCGATCCCGGTCGAGGTTCTCGACGTCCAAGTGACGAACTGCGAGACGGTCAGCTACAACCCGACGACCGGGTTTGCGACTTGGAATTTCAACGGCGCGTGCGCCATCATCGCCATCTGATAGGAGGGTTAAGCCGTGGGGATTCAAGCCGACGCATATATCACGGTGAACCCTTCGTTCATCGAGCCCGAGCTTATACTTCAATACAGCCAAGTCAGTGGCTTCGTCGATCTCATGGCCGACCAGCAGCTTCGCGTCCGGCTCGCCGAGGATGATTTGGTGGTCTACATGAAGCAGCTTAATCTCCGCACCAAGATGGCGGCGGGGCAGGCTTCCTACAACGAACTTCCCGGCGTGGACATCATGGCGACGATGTTCTCGACCGCGACTTACTTGCTGCAAGTTCGCGCAGAGTGGAACCACCATGATGTCGCGGCCGGCGGTCGCTGGGGCTTCGCGGTCCCGGAAGCCTACCGCCTCGGCGGCCGGCAGGGTCACTTCCAGCTTGCCAGGGATGCTGCGCTCTACGGCTTCAATCCTCAGATCGGCGAGGGCATCGTCAATGCGCCGGGTACCACCACGGTGCCGCTGCCGCCGGACACCAACGGCAACGACACTGTCGTGACCTATGACAACGGCGAGATGGCGTTCTTCGTAGCATCGCAGGTCCTCGCATTGAAGCAGCGGACCTACCAACTCGGTATGGGTCGGTTGTTCTGCATCCTCGGCCCGCAGCGGACGCTCGGCCTCTTCGAGTACAACGTGGTTCAGCTCGTGCAATTCCAGCGCATCGGCGCCGGCACGACCTCGACCGCCGGGACGTTCAAATCGATTCTGATGGACAACGGCGACACGCTGCTCTGGGCCTACGACGATACGCTGCAGGGCGCCGGTGGCAATGCCGACACCGATGTCGTTCTCCTTGTCATGCCGGAGGTCGAGAAGCCAGCGACCGACAAGCCGGTGAATACCAACATCTTCGCGTCGATGTCGCCCGGCAATAAGGTCTGCGTAACGCAGTATTGCGATATGGCGGCGCCACGCGAGATCGTCTCGCCGCTGGCTGGCGGCGCCACGGATTTCCTGCAGGAATGGCGCATCACGTCGGGATGGACGCCGCGGCCACAGGCAGTAACCCAAATCCTGATGGTGTATTCATAGCGATTCGCAATCGGTCGAGAACCGAGGGGAAGTGGGGATTAAGAGCGAGGGGCCTGGTCGGCCCTTCGCTCTTTCGTTTCGGGAGTGCTATGATGCCGTGCGCCGCGATGAATCGGCGCCAACAGGGGAGATTATCGAATGTCCAAGCTGTTCGTGGCCAATGCCACCCCGCAAAATTGGATCATCTTCTATCGTCTCGACTTCAACGACGACGGTTCGCCGAACGTCCGCTTCACGCCAGCGAAACAGCATCCGATTCCGTCCGGGAAGCAGAATGCCATTGGCGGCGACCTGCATATTTCTCAAGTCGAATCGATCGTGAAGCAGCTCTCGAAATATGGCGCGATCGGCGTCACGGACGTTCAACGGCAGAGGGTGTACACGCCGCTCGTTTTCAACGTCGACAAGCCGGTGCCGGCGGTCATCATCGAGCGCGTTCGCGCGCTGAACATGGGCGTCCTTGCTCAGGAAGGCGCGGAGCGGCGGAGAAAGGCCGCAGTGGCGAACAATCAAGCCATCGAGACGGCGGTCCAGAACGCGGTCGCCAACCTCGGCGGCGATCCCAACGAGGTCAAGATCCCCGGCGTCGAGACGACGTTTGAGCAGGTCGAGCAGACGCCGGCCGGCGAGAAGACGATTGCGGAGGGCGTCCGCGTCACTGACGCCGTGGCACCAGGGCGGGAGTTCAAGGGCCGCGTGACCGCGTCGCCGAAGCGCGGCCTCGGCAGGCGGAGAGCTGCGGGGTGATTAGATGCAGCAGCAGCCGACGCTCGCTGGGTTCCAATTTTTCATCGCGAACATCATGCAAATCGGCGCGAACGATCTGCCGCCGAACTCGGCCGTAGTTGCTTGGGCACTGTCGTTCGCCATCCAGATCGTCAATCCGGCGCTCCGCGG